TCCTGAGTCTCTTAGCCTCTTCCCTCTCAGCATCCCTCTTCAACTGGGCCTCCGTGTAGGAGTCGAATCCCTTGAGGTATGCGTTACTGAATGCTTCCCCGAATTTAGTTGGTCTTGCCATGATTACTTCTCCTTACCCCCCCTTGCGCTTCCTGCCCTTCTTGCCGAACATTCCTCCCGCCAGTCCTGCTCCGAATGGGCCAGCGAAGCTACCCGCTACTGTTCCCAGTATGGAACCTATCGGGTCACTCGCCTCGTACATACTCGCTTGAGTTCCGAACACATCGCTGGCAAACCCAGCTCCTGTAGCAGCAGCACCGGGGTCAAGTCCTGTTCCCCTTGACATCTGAGGTGTAGCAAACGGGGCAGCTCCCTGCTGGAAGCCAGCCATCATTCCGCCCTGAGCAGCGACAGGTGCTAATCCCAGTAGGGATTGTATGTTGCTCACCCCCTGCTGTCTGGCAGCAAGTTGCTGTCCTAGATTCTGTTGCTGTCCGGCGAAGGTGGCTCCCCGCGACTGATTGATCTGCTGAACCTTCTGCATCGTGTTGGCAAAGTTCTGCTGTGCCAGCCTGTTAGCCACATCACTCTGGGCCTGACCGCTCCCTAGGAATCCTAGGTACTCGCCTCTGCGTTGCTGGCCCAGTTGCATTCCACCCTCAAGTTTAGCAATGGCCTCACGCAGCCCTGCCCCTGTTCCCAGCTCCTGACCTCTGGCTGCAGCGGCTCTCCTGACTCCCTGCTCCAGCCGCCTCTGCTGTTCCGCCGTCAACTGTTCTCCCCTGAGCAGTTGATCCACAAGCTGCTCCTCAAGACCAGCTCGTCCCTCGGCAGTTATGCCAGTATCCGCAAGTGTAGGGGCATCAACCTCTTCATAGTCGGGGATAGTTACCCCTTCTCCCACCAGTTCCTCAGCGGTTCCTTCTCCTCTCCTTAATCCTTCAGTAAACTCTTCCCTCAAGGCAAACCCCTCAGGATCAACCTGACGCATCTGCTCTCTCTGTTCTGCTATAAATCGAGGACCGTACTCTATCAGGTTTGAAAGCTGTGCTTCAGACAGCTTGGGAACCATCTCAAGGAGGGCCTCCGTCTCAGCTCTAGTTATGTCTATGTCACCCAGCCCTGCAAAGTCTGCCGACACGGTTTCCTTTGTGCGAGGGTCTTCGTATTCCACGGGCTGCCCCAGCTTGTATGCCGCCTCAATCCTTCGGCGTGCTGGCAGTGTCTCTATGTCAGAGTAGACACCCTCGCGGGTAGCCTCTGCATAGTCCGGTGCTGGTGGTGGTTTTGATTTTCCCATAACTAATTCCTCATCAGTCGGCGTTTAGCCGTGTTCATGTCAACTAACGTGACTCTTTCCCCATACTTATGACGTACCCACGCCATCTTTTTAGCATTCTTTCCGAGATGATTCCATACCATACGGTATAAAGCCCTCATTGCATCAGGGTGCTTGCATACTGTCATCTCAACATAACATATCGGCCCTTCTGTATCCCGATAATGCTCATGGCAGTCCTCTTCATTATCCACGAACCGGACGAAGGTTACTCCAACCAGCTCGTCTCCCTTCGCTACAGCGTAGTAGCGGTCATTGTTCACAAACCACTGGACCCATTCCAGTAAACGCTCCCGACTCCATTCCCTGCAGAAGCCCAGCCTGTCCCCTATCAGGTCAGCCATCTCCACTGTCGGTCTAGGGAATGTCCTCATCGTTGCGGATTGATTGTATCAGAGAATGCGCTCCCCTTGACTGCGTGCAGCGAGAGTTTCCCTGCATTTGCTGTTGCCATGTATTGCATCTCCTTGAATTTCCCTCTGCTCAACATATTATAAGCCTTAGTAAAGTGAGCGTCCCTAGCAGGGACTGGCACGTTCCTCTCCAGCGTTCCCAGAACCTCAGCCTGAAGGAGTTTCCCATCCTCAGTAAGCATTGCATCCCCTGTCTCAAGGAGGAGGCCATTGTCAAGCCCCTCCATGTCGCGAAGGTAGAAGAAGCTAACCAGTTGTTCATTTGAAAACCTGTTGTCCACGTCGAACTCAACCTGATACCCCAGCTTATCGGCATATATCTCCTTAAAGCTGTATGCTCGGCTAAGGAGCTTAGTCTCGTAGTCCGCAGTCTGGTCACGGTACTCAGACTCGGTGGCAGAACCCTCGTCTACATAGTCCAGCCATGTAAAAATCTTCCCGCAGTTGTCACCGAATTGCAGCCGAATCTTTCCACTGAAGGCTGTCACCGCAAAACTCCTAGGCTCCCAGCCTGTCCAGAATCCGCTCCACGACTTTTGTTCAGCATTAAAGACCAGAGTAGTGTCTGGGTAAGTAGAGTCGTCTAACGGAACCGCGAGCATGTAACGATTCCGATAGTAAACCGCGCATGACTTCGACACGTAGTCCTTGTTTATTCTCTCTATATAATCATTGATTGGAGCGGAGAGAGGAGAGGAGATGTCTGTTTGCGTTCCTGCCTCAATCGTTGACAGGCTTCTCACTCCGTCACGAGACAGGAACAGAACGTCCGGCCCGACCTGCTGTGCTGTCTGGTGGGATATGCATCCTGTGCGATTGTTGATTAGCTTTATCTCCCAGTCAGCCACCTCCAGAGAGGGATCGGCGTCCACGCTCCACACGCTTCTCTCCTTGAATACCAGAATCTTGAACCCGAACCACGGTAGCAGCGCGGTTATCGGGTCCCCGTCACCTGACCCCACTCTGATGCTGTTCCCCAGTAGGTCCCACGACTCACCGTCAAGTACGTCTGACGTATAAATCGTATCCCCCGGCACGGAGGAATCCGCACTGGTACAGAATAGTCTACTGGAATGGCTGATTAAAAGTTTCGGCTTCAGCGGAATCTGGGAGAGATGTGCTATGCCTTCAGCGTCTGTGCCTCCAGATGGCGCAGCGGCAAATGAAATTGTCGGCGGAGTTGATGCACTGTACCCGCTGCTGGGAGTGTCAATCGATGCCTCAATCACCTTGCCGCCGTATCCCAGCTTTGCAGTTGCAGCAGCCGCACCACTGCTGAATGTTATGGCAGGAACACTGGTGTACCCCAGCCCCTTCTCTGTAATCTCTATGCTGGATACCGTCCCGGCGGTTATCGTCTGGGCCACTGAAGATGAGTCAACATACTGCAGGTCCCCCACCCCGTCACAAAAATACATTCGGGAAACAAGCTGAGCAAAGTAGACATCTGTTGCCGATGCCGAGAAAGTGCCTCCTGTGTCAGCGACTGCTCCTGTTTCGTTGACGTACTTTATCTTTCTAGTTCCAGCAGTTGTGTCGTGATTAGCTAGTATGATTTGTTCTGCTGATTGAGTGTCATAGTAGGCAACCTTGAGGACAGGGCCAACAAGGGTTGAACTCCACTCCTCGTTAACATCTTCCCATCTGTCTCCAGTCACGTCAGTGTCGTCTGTCATCTCATTCCAGATTCCATCAACGGAGTTCCCGATGAGCTGTGCGACCCCTCTTCTGGTTGTAGCGTTCCCGAACGTGTCAAAGTCCACGTTCTTGCCAATGTCAAATGCACCCTCCGCTATGACGTTCTTACGGACGTTGCTCGCCTGCCCCCCCGAAAAGCTGACATCACCGTCCAGTGTTAGCGGGTCATCAGTTAAATTGTTTTCCAGTTGTGGCATTAGCTCTTAGGCCCGAAGTCTGCTGTTGCTTCCCTGAAGTCGTACTGACTGTATACGTGTGGGATTATCCTGCTGATCGACTGTCTCTGTCCTTTCTCCATGTCCCTCATTATCTGAATGTGGGATGCCGCCTCAGTAAACTTGATCTGAGCCTTACTGTACTGCCTCGATCTCTCAAGCATATCCCCCTCAACAAATGCAAGCAGTGCATTGTCTATTCCATTCAGGGCTGGAGTGTCAGAGTCCCCCAGCGCAACCCACTGAAGTTTTCCGAGCACGAACACTGACCCTGCGTCTTTCGGCACAGGCACGGGCTTGATGCGACAGAACCCACTCGCGTCCTTCGGCAGGTTAATGAAGTTTGTCGGGGTGGACCTGCGAGTGGATATATTCTCCCACGCATTCGGGTCAATCTGGAAGAACGTCATCCAGCTATCATTAAGCAGCATGGTCCCGTCATCCTTGCCTGCCTTAGTAAACTTCAAGGCAACTGGGAAATCTATGAAGGTGGTGGGTGCTGATGATGACTGGTAAAACGTAATAGTGGGCACACCGTCCAGCGTAATCTCAGTGTCCTCAGCCGCAACCGCCTTGCTCGCTACGCCCATCGTTTCCGTCCAGAGTCCGCTGTCCCATATCATCTGGTAGCGGCGATTAACAAAGTCCTTGCACACCGTCACCGAGTCCGAGGTAGTGTCGGAAAGCTTCGTGGTAACAAAATCAGCTAGTTCGGTTAGTGTCATCCTAAAATCTCCGTTAATGTTATAGAGCTTGTGCCGAAGAATATGTGGTCTGAGTCTGAGGCGGTTTCTGGGCAATTTAGCTGGGAGGTGTACCCTGAACGCCCAGACATTGTTACCTGATAGGTCACAGAACTGGTTGATGACGGCGAATCAACGTATTGAAATGAGTAGGTATAGAGCTGCTCGCTTCCTGCGATAAAGAATCCCGTAATAGAGTTCTGCTGATTTCCAGTTGCCCCTGCGGAAGAGCCTATCTGAGTAGTGTTGCGCTTCAGCCCTAACCCCCCGGTCTGGTTGGTGCTTCCGCCGACTGACACCATCACGTTGACCAGCACCTTGTTGCTGGACGAGGCTGGCGTGATGTCTGCGGTTAGCCCGGTTACATCCGTCATGTAGTCGTTGGTTGTGGAAAATGTTGTGGCAGTAACCGGAGTCCCTGCAACAACCTGCAAGATAGCCCCAGCTGTACCACTTGAGGCAGAGGTCAGTCTCCCCTTTGCATCTACTGTTATGTCTGCGTTGGTATAACTCCCTGCCGACACCGCCGTGCTGGCGAGGGTTCCTGCCGCCGTCACGTTCCCGCTTCCGTCAAAAGAAGGAGAAGTCCACGCGACATCCCCAGTCATTGCTATAGTTCTTCCGCTGGCAAGGGCCGTAGCTGTGGCAGCGTTTCCGGTAGTGCTGCCAGAGGAACCGCTGACATCTCCTGTGACATCTCCTGTGACATCTCCTGTGACATCCCCTGCTAGGTTGCCAGTCACGTTGCCAGTGACATCTCCGGTCAGATTCCCTGTAACATTCCCGGTAACATTTCCAGTGACATCTCCAGTGACATTTCCAGTCAACGCGCCAGTCACGCCACCCGTAGCGGTTACTGCTCCAGTTAGGGTAGACACGCCATCTACGGTTAGGGTTCCGGTGGACTTGATTGCCCCGTCTGAAAGCTCAAGCGCACTGTCGCTCGCATCCCCGTCCTGAATGGTGCGGAGGGTTCCGTCTATGCCACCAGTATTGACCTTCAATAGGAGATCATACGTTGATGCTACCGTTTGTCCTGTTAATGTCGCCATATCAATTCCCTCTCTCTATCTCCGATTCAAGCTCTGCGATTGTGTCCAGAGCTTCCCTTACCCAGTCAGGAGCCGCTATCGTCGCCGCCTGAAACTGCGGGTGAGCTATCATCCT